CTCTGAGAATACCCTTCCTTAGCGCTACCCAAGGTCATGGCTTGGATTTGGTAACTTGATACTGAGCTTGCTCCCAGTTCCATTTGTGCACCTCCACTAGGATTAGGCATATAGGTCATTACATCCGCAATAGTTTTTCTAAAACCATCAACGACCATATTAGAGCCTTTATAAAGACTCTTATTTTCGTTTCCATAACTTTGGAAAATTTCTATATTACCCTTAATCATTTTCTCTAAATCCGTAAACTCCATTTGTGGCAGAATGACTACCTCCCCAATATTCGAGATATTCACTACGGCTTCCTCCTGATAGTAGGTAGGTTCCGGACGAATCTCTCGCATCTCTAGAAGATTTGCTAATATTTAAATCATCAAAGAAATCAAACATATCTACAAAATCTTTTTTGGAATAATCTTCCGCATAAACATTATAGAGTTTATTTACAATATCTACACCTAAAAGTGTGACTCCATTAAATTCCCCAGTCATATCCTTCTTTCCTACTTCTACATAGTAAACAGTGTGGTCGTCGTGTACTGGACCTGCAGAGGCGAAGTATCCTCCTAATGGACCATCTTTAGAAAGGGAGTTATATTTGAGTGGAGTGCGACTGTTCAGAGTATTAAATTCTAATACATGGCGGGTAGGTTCGATAGAACTTCCTGCGAAAGTTATCTGTTTCCATTGCCTATCGTTAGAGGTTTGTTTAGAATTGGACCAGGATTTGGATGTCCAATCATAACACCAACTCNTCGCAAACGAATTCCACCCATTCCCTACAAAAGGTTGNGGGTCGGTTACAATTCTAACATANAGGTTTTCGTCAGGGTGAGTTTGGGCGCGGGCAATTCTTGCGACTCTAGCGCTAATTCCCAACAGATACTCTTCATCTTTAAAGAGTTTATTCCCTTGTCTACCTGCCGTAATATTTGTAATACCTTGTTCGTGGTTTTCTAGTCTGATATTTCTTATTACAAACCCATTAACATTAGTTTTAGCTCTGGAAGCCGGGGAGATAAGTAATTGGTAATTATCGTTTTGGTCAAAGGTAGAGGAGGGGGTAATAGTTCCTATAAAGGTACTAAACGCAGGCTCTACTACAACGCTACTAACCATGCAGTTTACTAGGTTAGAGGATAAAGTGCTGTCTATTTCCCTCCACTGTCCAACAGTATTTGTAGCATACTGCGTAGTTGGTTGGACCCATTGTTTATTTTGAGTGATATTAAATAGCGCGTATGTAAGTTTAGAGTTTGTTCCTGGGTACGCAGACGCGTCTACGGAAATGCGGTATGAATTAGACGGAGTTAATTTCCTTAAGTTGGCAGGAGTTTGGCGGTCTGTTGTATTAACAACCGTCGCAGCATTAGGATTTTGCGCAGTTCCCAGTACCCCCGACATAACACCTAGAGTTCCTGTACCAGAAGTACCTCCTTTCCCCTGCATACGGATATAGGGTAAGCCGCTGCCCGCGGGATTCCAAAACTCTATTTTTGTAGCCGCGTGGGCGAGGTGACCTCCTGAGTTAACCACAGGGGTTCTGTTCTCGTCTTGCAGAGCCCAGCCCGCGATAGCGGATAGAGATTTGCTTCCAAGAGCTTCTAGATTCTTAGGGGGAAATTTTAGCTGTCCGTTATACGAGTAATTCATATTTCCGTCTAAAGTAAATCTTGCTCGAACAGTTTGGAAAGGATTGTTTGCTCCATTACGTTGGACCATAGTAATTCCACTTGGGGAAATTAAATCAATATTGTAAGACGGGTTAGATGGATTGTTCCATACGGCAAACGAATTAATTCGTGGAGCCACAAAATCTATGCCCGAAAGCATAGTTCTGTTTGACTGGTAAATCTCACTCGGATGCTCAAACACATCTAAGGTATTTTCATATGTTCCATACGCACCCGCAGCTAATATCCCTTCTGTAAGGGTCGCATTATTGCCTAAAGTATTAATATAAATATTATTTTCGGTTACCGTTGGGGTCGCTACCACCCCACTCCAATCTGGGTTAAGAGAGGAAATAGCCCCTCCGTAACTTCCTGGAAAAGATTTAACCCCTAGGTTATCTTGTATATTTCCCTTAATAGAGAAGTTGTGGTTAAACAATAGAGGACCAAAGACGTGGGCTAGAATATTGAATCCGCCGGCGTACCTATCTCCGTCCACTTGAGTTTCCTGGTCTACCCAACACTGGAGTTGTCTTTGGAAAGTGTTGTTGTAATCCCAGTAAAGTTTTTGTATTCCTGTTCCGAATTTGAAGTTCTCAAATCCTTGGTCGGTAAATCTATACCATCTCGCATCCTTTCTTCCTCGTTTTATAAAGATGTTCGTCATGGTTCGTAGAATCTGTGACCCGAAAACATCCCTCAGCTGGTTGAAGCTGGAGGCATTAGGTTCGAAATCAGGAATAGCTCTCGCTGGAAAGAATTCTGACGCATTAAACTCATAGAACGGAGTGGCGGAGGTGTTGTAATAAGAGTATACTGAGGACAAACTTCCGCTTGTGTCCACAAAACTCTGTGAAGAGAAGTTAAATCCTTTAGGTACAAAACCAGGGAGGTTTAAACCTCTTCCTTTTAGAACCGGTTGGAGAGCGCCGCCGCTCATTCCAAACCAATCTGTAGAAATTGGTTGATTGAGTCCTTGTCTATTTTGTGCCCATCCAGTAAATTTATATTTTAAATCTTTTCTTCTGCCCGCAGTTCTTCGTGCAATAAGCGCTTTGTTTCCTTGGGGAGCAGGGTCAATAGGACCCCGCTGAGTTCCCGAAACACCACCACTCCAAAAGTATCCTTGAGGACCAGTTCCTCGGGCAGGGACTAAAGTAGCGGAGGGAAGAAATCTTCCATTCTGTGGGTTCCATATACTAGGATATACCCCAACACCACTAAAGGAACCTCCTGCCGCCCACGCACCTGGGAACGCCGACACAGAGTAAGTACTATGGAGTTGGTCCATATCAGACTGAATAGTATTTACTACCTCCAAATCAAATATGCCAGACCATGGAATTTCAGCATTATCGGAACCTGTGGGTCCGTATCGGGTACCCCAGTAATCATCCTCGATACCCGAACCAACATATATCTTGTTCAGAGTGTGGAACGGAGCGAACTGACGGAATACTTCGACGATGGTAGGGATTCCTTTACGTCCAATCTTCGTCTTCGCTAAGTTGGTGAAATCGTTGGACGAGAAATCAATAGAGGATGCAAAAAACTTTGAGTGTACTTCCGAAGATTTAGAATTCCAATAATCAAAAACACTCATACTATCCAAATCGCCATTCTTAATTACACTCTCGTAGTTAAACGGGAGTTGTAAAGAAGAGGTCATAAACTTGAATGAGTTATTGGCTCCCCATCCCGGCTCGTTTATACCTTCTGCTTGTTTAATGGAAACGGAGCTGGAGATATACTTGGCTACACTATTTGCAGCAGTGGAAGACACCCCACATCCAGCCTCAGCAAATGTTCTTGATAAGATAGACGAGACACTGCGGATAAAATTGTCCATGTTTGGACCTATACCACAGTTTTGATAAAATCTACTTTCCTCCCATGGAGGTAGTTGGAGAACCGCATCCCTATAAGCATAACCCGGTTTCTTGGATGTCACTTGTTGTTGTTTCCAGAAAGCTGTTTTTTTATAAGGAATTCCCCCAATATCTAAATAGCCATACTGGTAGTTTAGTAATTCAAGAATTGCATCCACCGCAAAACGTACATTGTTATCCAGATTTTGTGGGTCATAATTACTTACGCTTATGTTAATTCCCGACGCACCTAGAGATTGGTTCCATGCAACACTAAAGTCTTGGTATTCTCGTAAACTCTTTCCTAAGTTGGTCTCGGTTTTAAGTGTATANTATAAAAGATTTGGTACGTATGACTCCCACAATTCTTGTAGCCCCGAGACAGCAGCAGTGGGGGTGTATACGGAAGACGGGATAACCATACCTACGGCATTGGCAAGAGCCTGTCGTGTACCTTTCGCTTTATACAGATAAATAGCTTGTTTTAATTGGTCACGCCATTTGTCCGGGTCGTCCGAGAAAAATGTCCACCCTAAATATCTCCCTAAGTATTGTAAAAATTCTTCAGGACATTGCTCAATGTCCAACAAGTATTGAATATCTCTAATAGAAGTTTGTACGTCGTAGAATCCATATGCAAGTGCCTTGAGCATCTTGCCCATAGGACCGGCATTCTCCATCCTGGTTACGTCAAGTCCCAGGAGAGACGCGTTAACGATGTCTCTGAAGTACAACGAGTTGGGGTCGTCTTCATTTACCCAAACATCTACAAGCGTGTCTAAGGCGCTTACAAGCTGTCCTCCAGAGGCGTAGAAATTCCCTATTTCCCCGGGATTAGGTGCGTATGTAGAAGAAGGATTATTGAATGGGGTAGGAACAAACTTCTCTCGCACAGAAGCCCACAGAGAGGAGTCTCCTTTGGTGTTCGTGTACATCCACTTAAATAAGTTTCGTACCCCGTCAGAAGTTTGAATTCTCTTTCCATAGTATAGGTTATCCATTATAGAGCTATACAGGAAAGAGCTTACGGGAACTGAGTTAGAATCAACTACAGTTCCAGAGGTGTTTTGAAAATACACCCAGCCAAGTTTATCAATTAGTGTGTTAGCGACTCCAGACATCGTAGTGACATTAGGGTCAACTACCGAACTAAAGCTGCTTCCAAAAAACTCAGTTACATAATTAAATTGTGTGTGCGGAAGAGCCGATGTTAAAAGGAAGTTAGAAAATTCTTCTTTATTAGAGAAACTTCCAAAGGTTTTTCCTAAAGGTCTTAAAACATAATTTTCGTAAGTAGTGGGACTTACGTTCGTCAGGTTATTAAAAGGTACGAAGTAGGGAACATACGATTCATTCCCACTAAAAGAAGAGACTTGAAGGTTATACGTTGTCGGCGCTCCAATTAAACTTGAAACATTATTAGCAAGGTAAAGGATAGAACCGAGAACCCTGTATTGCAAATCCTCTTCCGACCCGAATAAATTATATTCAGTCGATTCATAATATTCAGGAACAATACGTCTGATTACTTCAATGTAATTAGACTTAAAGTGTTGTTGTCCTGCACCTTTATCCGACATTGCCATGGTTACACAAGCTCCGTACTGAATTCAAAGTTATTCAGCTGAACAATCTCGTTAAAATTCACGTATATGTCGTCCGGTAGATTATTCACTTGGAAGAATCTAATCTCAGGGACCGTTAACATGAAGTTATTAACGTCCGCCATACTTATCTTTTGTCCAAACGCTAAGTTATCGACGTTAAAATACTCAAGGAGTTTATCAGCTGCTTTCTGTTGAATCGAGTCAATAAATCTTTTATTAGATTTATCAATATAAATAGTTGCTACTAAATCTAGAGTTCGTACTACTCCGTCAGAAATCACAATATCATCGGTTAACATTTTGTAATTCTGGAAGTAATCCAATAATTCTTTTTTCATCGCTACAGATGCCCGTTCTAACTGGTTCTCAGATGCTTTTGATAACACGAACAAATCAATTATATTGGCTGCAGCTCCATTAGTCCTTAGGGAAGCCATGGCTTTAGCAGTAGTCCCCCCTGTACCTACAAAAGAATTGGCGAGTACGTTATAATCTTCCCCAGTTACTGCGCGGTATTGAGTTCTGAAGAAGTACGGTGCGTAGCGTTTTGCGTGGGCTACCGACTCAGGCGGATTACCTCCTGACCCTTTAGTGGTATTCGTGATGGTAGCGTTTACAGGGTCGGTACCAGTGTTAAGACATGCTATAGTAGTATCCAAGGTTCCTCGCGCAATATTTCCATTACCTCCGCCGCCAGTCCGGTAAGTGACAACAAAAGACGCACCAGGAGTTGGGAGTTTACCTCTGACTCCATCACCAAAAGTGAGAACACACCCAAACCCGCCCGTGTATGTTTTTTCAAAAACGGGAGTGCTTCCTCCAGAAGCTAAGAATAGGTTACTAATTTCGTTGTATAAAGTTCCCCCTGTACTTCCAGTACCACCTTCCGTAGAAGATACGCCAATACTTCCTTCAATCACCGGACCATCAGTAATCTCAAAGGTTTGACGAGTTTTTACACCGCCCCTAAATGTTCCGTCTGCAGTACTAAAAACTCCTTCAACCAAAAATAAACCGCTGGCGACCTGGTCTTGAAAGTCACTAGCTCCTAAAGACAACTCCTTAGAAAATAAATCCAAAGTTCCGTCCGCCAATTGCTTAGTTACAGTGTACGCGAGTGGAAGATTACTTCGCTGATTAACAACTTCAATAGTTCGGTTAGCTTTCTTAATTATAACAGGAAAGCCTGGGGTGGTATTCGTTGGAAATGTTAAGAGTCCCGTAGCTTTGGATGCGGTCGGACCCTTCATACTCACTCCAATAAGCTCTAAAAGTCTTTTTAGATTATCCTCATTCTTTACAGTATCAATGTACATTTCGTTGGCTGTCATATCAGTCCGCAATGCGAGCACAGAAGACATATAAGCAAACATTTCAAGTAACATCTGTCCTAAGTCAGAGGCTGCGAAGTTATTATAATCCAAAGGGTACACGGATTTTAAGTAATCCTGCAAAGCTTTACGGTACTGGTCGAACCCATTAATATTATAATCAATAAGGTCGGACTTTCTGTCGTCGGGAACCTGTCCTAACTTTAAAAAGTCGGACTCAATGGTTCCATCAAAGCCTGATATATTATACAGACCTTGGAAATAACGGGAATAATCAGTGTTAGTTGGCATAATTATACGAGAACCTCCACCAGTTCTCCGTTTAGTAAATCATCTTTCGATGTAATATAAAGTTCTACTTTTAAAGTATGGTTGTCGTAGTCTGGGGTCAAAGAAACACGTTTAACAATAACTCTTGGTTCATATTTCGCGATAGTATCCAAAATCTGAGTTCTTAAACCGTCTACCATATCATCGGTAAACTGTTCAAACACAGAAGTGCGTAAGTCAGTTCCATAGTCTGGTCTCATAACTCTCGCTCCTCTTCCCGTCATAATCAGCTGTACAACACAATCTCTCAATGACCTTAAATTTTCATTCTGTGCGACGTACCCCCCAATCCCTTGATTCATCATCGGAAAAGCTACACCTAGAATGTTCTTCTTGGCGTTAGTTTTTACATAAGTTAAATCGAAATTAGTCATTTCTTAAGAGCTTGGGACTAAAATATTATGGAAAAATCCTTTTTGGCTATCATAATTTATTTTAGCTTCACCAGTATTTAGAGGTCGAGAATAAATCTTAAAACTTCCAATAAANCCATCTAAACCGCTTCGAGGAATAA